CTCTGTCGGTGCGACAAAGCTTAATGGGTCAAAAGCCTTCTCAACCGCTTGAGTTGGGGCTTCCGCTGGTGCTGGAGTGTGGCCTCCGAGCCTATCTTTGTTTCTGCTCATTTATACCTCTTGTTATGTTATTTTTTCTAGTTTTGCGGAGTCATATGCAATTTTCAATTTAATCTCAACAAACCCATCGTCTTCATAGCTAAGTTCTCCAAAGTCTGCTGATATTATAAATGGTCTTATAAAAGTCCATTCTTCTATAGGGTTTCCCATGTCATCAATTTTTTCAATTCTAAAGTTTGTCTTCTTTGGTGATCTGGGAGCAGTGAGTTCCCCATCGCGAGTTGTGGTTAAATCACCAAAATACTTAACGCCTTCACCTTCAATATCAACCAAAGTTATTTCTATTGGTTCCCAATCAACAACTCCTATATATTTCAGTTTATAGTTTCTAAGCTGATAATCTGCTGTTGTGTACACCACTGCCGGCTGTTGAACGCTTTTTGCCCACCACATCATCACCTGATTATCACCGGTGCCAAAATGTAGCCTCCAGCGAAACTTTCTCAGCGGCTCTATACCGGTTGACCAGAAGGGTTTGTTAGACATTTACACCTCTATTATGATTGTGGTTCAAAATACTTCTTGGCCAAACCATTCGGGGATTTATCATTTCCCCCAGTATCGCATGTTGCCCAATCGTATCGAACAGTAATCTCAACAGTTCGAAGATCATCACTTGAGTAATCTAAATCTCCAAACTTAGCAGATTTAATGAAAGGGTTGTTAAGTAACCATTGCTCTACTATGTTACCCTCGGCACCAAAGATTGTAATAAGCACATTACCCAAAGCAACAGTTCCTTTATTCTTTGACATGGTTTCAACCATGCCTTCGTTCGCTGGTACCTTGTATCCTTGCGCCTCTAATAATTTGTTCGTTTGAGAAACGGCATCAACGGAAATCGGATCAACTAAAGTTAGAGAGACTTCATTCCAAGAAACACGCCCGGGAAAGTAAAACTTGTTGTCCAAGTAATTGTGTTCGACCTCAGATACATCAAAAGCTGGTGTGGTCACGGTTTTTGCCCACCATAGAATGTCACTAGTAGTGTCCCCATCGGCGGAAAGTCCAGTGAATTGAACTTGAAATCTAAAATTTCTTTTAGGTTCTACATTGTTGCTTGTCCAAAAATTAGCCATTATATATTTTCTCCATTAATACTGTAAATAGTTTAGAACTCAATTCCGGAGCGTGTGATATTGAAATCGATTGCGATAAACTCGATTGCGTAGGCTGGTTTGATGAAAACTTTAGCATACATGATATTGCGATCAATATAATCAGGTGTTGTTGTACTCTCGTCAAGAACGAGTTTGTACTCTGCAAGCCCAAATCGTGATTTAGCATCTGCGAGTATAGGCTCTGCTTGTGCTTTAAAGCGATTCCAAGTTGCGCTAACATTGTTGTCAAACAAGATTGTACGAGCAACAGCGCCAATACGCTTCTTAAGGAACACCATCAAACGACGAACATTGATTCTATCGAGAGCGCTTGGTGTTTGTTGAAGTGTTTTCTGCCCGAATACAACGGGACCTTCTGCTGGGAAATTTGCAATTGGATTGATGTTTACTTGGTAAAGATCATCGCGATCTGCTTTGTTCAGATTCTCAACCGCTTGTGAAACTTTAGGGCCTTGACTTCCACCAAGAGTTCCGAGACCTCCTCGGTTGAAACCTGCTGGAGCAAACCATGGTGCACCAGATTGCGCATCACTTTGAGCTAGAACGCCCACACCAGCTACTGAAGAAGGAACAACAACATTTTCACTAGCACCAAGTCTAACTGGAGGATAATAAGTAGCTCCATAACTTGTGTTATAATCAGCAGTTTTTGCTGCTGCTACAACTGTCGACACTAGTGGTATAACTTCTGTTCCACTATTTTCATGCTTTGCTTTATATCCGCCATCCAGATCAACGATAGCCAAGGCATCTCCTCTATCAGCTGTGTTATTAAGCAGTTCTCTTTGTAATGAAGAATTGATCAATCCAGGCATTGAGATTACATCGTAACTAACAAGCTCTTCATCAGAAACCAAGTCAAGAACTTTGTCAACAGAGTAATAAGCATAAGATGTAGTTTCACTTTTACCAGCGAGTGCGATTATACTTGAGAACGGATCAGTTAAAGTAACATCAACTCCATCGAATCCACCCATAAATGGTGCTCTGAATTGCTTTACTTTCTGCGTAACAAGAAGATTCTCGGAGCCTGAGTTTGCTGTTACAGAATTTGTGGCAGAATGAGACCCAGAGGAGTAATAAAATTTGCCACTTGAAGTTTCGACTATTTCATCTAGGGAAAATACAAACGCTACTTCTGTGCTAGTTCCATTTGCTGTATGGATATCCAATCCAGCTGGAAGAGCACGAGCGATATCAAAGTAATCTTTGTTTGCATACATAGAGGTTTCATCTGATTCATTGTCAAACGTCTGCTTAACACCAAAAAGATCAGCAAACTTATAATTTCTGGAGCTTGAGCCTTTAGTGTTTTGCTCTGTGAGACGGAAGGTAGGAAACTTATATGAGGCAGATAGTTCTGATAGTTCCATTTGTACAAAGGCGTCACCAGAAGTGTGACCCAAGGCAACATCGCTAGTTTTTGAGTTTGCGACAAAAGCATGAGTAGAATTGCTACCCGCACCAGCTGTCGCTGTTGCAGTCGCGTGTCCATCAGTGATATAATTACCAGCTACTACTATGTTGTAAATTGTATCTTCAGCTAAGTCAGCAGTGATTGTAACGGACGTGGCTCCATCCGCAACCGCAGAAGCATTGTCTAACTGATTAAGCAGGTGTGCTAACGAAGCATAAATCTGTGTAGTGGTCGGAGTGCTATCCACACCAAGAGTATGGGTTGTGCCAACCAATGTAGGAGTGGCGTCGTATGCAACACCGGTGTCGAAACTGACGGTCAACTTTAGAACTCCACCAATTGTAATGGTAAGGGCCTTAGTGTGACCAGTCGGACTGGATGGGTTAGCAATCACATTCTTTGCTTTGGTGCCACTGACGTCTCCGTAAGTTTGAGGACCAGATGACTCTTTTTTAAGAGCGAACCCGACAGGACGAGCAGGTCCATAGAAACCAAATGGAAGAGCGTAAGTGTCAGAAAGACCAGCTTTCAATGCATCAGACAATTCAACATAAACATAATCTGATCTATTTGGATACTCTCCTTTGAGAATGTATTTGTTATTTGTTTGATCCCAAGTTTGGAATTGGTTTCCTACTTTCTTAGCAATAAAGTCCTCAGAGTTTTGATTAAGGTTGCAGTTTGTGAATTGCTCCACCACTATGTCACTAGCTATATCTTGAATTTGCAACGTGAATGTGGAATCAGGACTACTGGTTGTTCCTAACTTCAAGTCAGAAATAACCGCAGCATAATTCTTTTGAAACCATTCACCTTCATGAAGAGAAACGAGCTTAAAAAGCTTATCAGCGTTAAGGAAATTATAGCCACTATGACCAGTTTTTGGATTTGGATTTCTATTGATAAACCAACCGGTCTTGGAAGCAGTTGCTTCTCTATTTTGATTCACCCAATGAGCCGATCCACTTGCTAGTGGAAGAAGGATAGCAAATTGCTTTCCTGCCGCACCAGAAATGTCTGTGGTCACTTCCTTTACATCAGTTTCAAATGTTTCACCCAAGAAGTACTTCTCTGTACTAGCTTGGTTTGTACTTACTAATTTTTGTGGGTTACAATTTAACACATTTCTAATGTACCCATCTAAATTGTTTGGATCTAGATGAAATGTCTTTGATGTACTAACACCCGTATCAGTATGAATTTCTAATTTATATGTGTTTGCTACTGCTTGAGAAGTACCATCAGAAACCACCATGACACCAGCGGAAGCAGTAGTATTGCTAGTGCCCGCTATAGTTCCGGAAAGAGCAAGTGCTGCTCCTTTTGTATAAATTACAGCAGCCAAAGAACCAGTAATAGCACCACTAGAAGCAGAAGGTGCAACAAACAGACCATATGCTGTGTTAACACTGGCAATTGTCGCTCCCAAAGTGTGACTTAAGTTCCAACCAGCTTTTACATACCCACCTGCTTGTTTAGCAGATGCTTGGTCTTCTCCAAGTAATCTAACAAAAGTAACTGGTGAGGTCTCAGAGGCCAACCAAGCCTGTGCAGCATATAGGCCATATGTGGGAAGTTTTGTGTTTCCCTCTCTCCAAATATCTGTTATGTTACCTTGACCGGATTGCGGTCTTCCAAAAACTGTATACAATTCATCCAAGTTCTTAACTTTGACTGGTTTCATTGCAGGTCCCGCAATGGACTGTCCAATTATGAGAACACCATCATCGCTGGTTTCGACCGGCACTTGGCTTTGATCAACTTCACGAAGAAGGATGTCGGGTGATATAAAATCAAACTTATTAGGCATTAAAAATTCTCCTTAAAACTATTATTCTAGAGTAAATAGTATGTTTACATTTCAAAAGGACTTATTCGCGATAGCCCTTGTCTTTCTTTTTCCATGGCGTTTTATCGCCTGTTATAACTCTCTCACGTGAGATCTTAACTTCAACTACATTCTCACGAATCGTTATTTGTGGCTTCTCCCTATTAATGCCATCTCCAATAAGATAGCCTAGCACTTTAATTGATACTTTTGTCTCAAACATTCTTTCTTCTTCATTGAGATTAGTAACGTTTTTATTTTCAGAAAAGTTTTGCTCTATAAAAGCTTCATATTTGTGACCGTCTTGCATAAACAAAAAAGAATTCAGTTGCCCTGTTCTCGTAAAGAAGGGTGTCATTAAATCGTTCATCTGTTGTTGATATTCCGTTCTGAGTGTGATATTGTACATCACAGTTACGTAGGTTGGTATAGGCGAGGTAAGGTGTTCATATACAATCTTTTTGTTGTTTCGTCTTCCTGTGTCTCTCGAATCATTACCAGATCTAACAAAATCAGCATTTGCAAAGTTTCTTGTTTTTTCCTGCTGTATTCTGCGTACTCTAGTAATCGCGCCGCCTTTATAATCACTATTTTCGAATAAATGAGCTTGAAATGAACCTTTAAAGGCTGGGTCTTTAGTGATTGACTCTCTATTAACAGAAATGAGAGGTAATTTAAGTTTTCCAACTCCATCTCTTATCTCTTTATCGTTTTTTATCTGATGTGCCCTCTCTGATCCAAGCCAAAGCACAGGAATCTTCTTGAATCCTTCATTTGTATTGGTGTGAAGTGACA